TAAAACTCTATTAGCTTCATTAGCCGCTTTAATTTCAATTTTGCGTAACGGCGTGGTCAATTCATTAAGTGATTTTTTAGCGTCAACAATTGCTTGTCTAATTGCGGTTGCAGTATCGCCGCCTGCCAACTCAGCCAACTTTTTTAAATTGGCTAAATCTTGTTTTTTCTCAATAACGGTGTATAGACTATTTTTATCTTTACTTTGCATGAACGCATTAAACGCTTGCCATACATCATTGGTAACGCCTGCGGTTGCTTGTGCTGAAGTAATATCTACTGGTGCTTGAGCGTTGGCTGCACGAATTTCATTAATAGTTTGACCCGCCATATCACGCATACGCTTACCAGCTTCGACTTTAACAGTCTGACCAGTTACTAAATCTACTATTTTACCGCCAACATTTGATGCAACTCTACCTGCTGGGCCGAGTATTAATGGTGCAACTGCGCCGCCTACTACGCCACTTTCAATTTCGTTAGGGCTAATTAGCGCATTGGTTGCGCCGCCAACTGCGCCACCACCAACTAACCTTGCGCCTGTATCTGTCAATCTGTTAATAGCGGTTCTAGGTAAAAGATTAGTAACCACGCCAGTAGGTACATTATTTAACCTTGAAATACCGACATCTAATCCACCAGAACGCAACGCATTAACAACGCTAGGTGCTACATTAGGGGCATACTTAGCCATTGCGTTACCTAAAACACCTGGCACAGCCATCGTTACTGGGTTAAATATTTCACCGGCTAGTTCAGCGCCTTGCGTTACTGGTGCGTAACTTTGTTGATTAATACCTTGTGCAATTTGATTCTTAGCAGCTAATGCTTGATCAGTTGTTTGTCTACCCACACCTGTTACTTTACTAGCTATATTAGCTACGTTTAAAGGTATTGACGACGCGCCCATTGCGTAGTTAATAGGTACCCCCGCCATTGTTGTCAATGCTTTAGCAGCAATGCCTGTAGCACCTGTTGGCGCTGAATCATACCCAGCGGTATTTAGCGGCAAACCGGACATTGGGTCGTACTGCATATCCTCAACGCCTTGCGTAAACATATTGCCTTTTTCAGCACCTACGTTTTGACGCTTTGGTGCAGGCGTTTCAGATTTACCACCTTCTAAATAAGATAGTATATCTGTAGGCTTATACCCACTATCTAACGCAGTTTTTACTTTTGAACTGTAGTCAGGTAATGTAGAAAGATGCTTAGTAATAGCTGCGTCATCATACCCAGCGTTCCTTGCTTGTGCAATCTGTTCTTGAATATTAGCCATTATTATTTAGGGTTTGGGTTTTTAAATATATCATCAAGCGAAGGAACCCCTGCATTTGTAGAAAGACCTTCATTTGACATTGTTTCGCTAACAAATTGATTTTTACGTTCTTTCATAATACGCAATACTTCTTTACCTGCGGCTTTACGAATTGCTGTTGGTAAATCTGGGTTTGCTAATTGTCCTGCGGCTTCTTTATATGATGTTGTGTCCCTATCAGATTGCGGGCCTTCAAAACGCGGTACCATTTTAAGCACCATATCTGCAATCGGTTTTAACTTAGCTATAGCAATAGCGCCTTCGGTAGCATTACCTATAAACCCTTGCGCGGTGTCATATAAGCGCCCCGCGCCGCTACCAGTTGACTGATCTATTAAACCTTTATCTTTAGTAATTTCACTAAGATTAGTAATAGCCATATCAAGGTTTTTACCAAGTTGTTTTTTCAACTCGGCAGTTTTTTCAAATGTAGCACTTGGTTTACCAACAGCCCCCGGCGTGCCAATTACTTGGCCTTTACGGTTAAATTGCGTTACATTCCCCGCAGCATCAGTAACTGTGCTAGCAACAATATCATCACCATATTGCAACTTTTGATTTTCTTTTGCTAAAGTTAACTGACCCGAACTAGTATTAGCGTTTTGTTGTTGAATCTTCCGTGTCGCAGCGTTATTTTTTTCCGTTTCAGAAGTTACGACCCTTTGCTCAGCATTTAAACCTTGTTGCGCAAAATATTTTGGGCGGTCGGTTATAGGGACTGCGGTTGATGCGGCAACAAATTGATTAGCTTGTTCTTGTGTCCATGCTTTATTTAACACACCATCTTGTGCGTGGGCGATAATATTTTCATTAGAAGGGTTAAATTGTAAGTCAGATGTTTTTTGGCGAATAAGTTCTAATTTTTTTTGCGCAGTTTCGGTTTGTGTCTTTTCTAAATCGGTTACATCTTTCTTAATTGTTTGACGATTTTTTTCAAACTCACCTCCTAATTTTGGTGAAATGCTATACACTTGTCGAATAGCTTCTGGTGAGTCTAAATTTATTCCCGACCCAAGCAATGTACGTAGTTTATTTTCTTCGCCAAGCCCCCGCTCATACTCTTGCATCTTCATGGCGCCTAATTGATTGGCTTGTTGATTAGCTTGAAGTTGTGATAGCGCTGCATATTGATTGACTGGATTTTCAATCTGAATAGGTTTGTAACCTAGTATAGAACTTGTATCGACGGTTGCCATAATTATTCCTTAAAACGTATCTATAGAATAGTCAGGTGTAGGAATTTGCCCTTTACCCCCATACCCATATAAGTCCATATTTGATGGGCTACCATACGCGGTTTTAGTGCGATCGTTATACGCGTTTAACATATTTTGATTTTGATTGTAGTTTAAATAAGTCCCTACACCCCCTGATACCGCGTTACCTACACCAGTATACCCAGCCCCAGTAGCTGCGCCTGCGCCAATAACATTACTAGCGGCATTGTTGCCAAATTGCCCAATAGCGTTAGCTTGGTTATTAGCAGATGACTGCCCCATGTTAGCAAGGTACTGCGTGTTAGCTGTATTAGTGTTGTACGCTTGTAATTTCTGTGCGTTATTTTGCAAGTAGCGATTGTAAGCGTTGCCATATTCTTGTGATCCCGATGCTTGGCCATAGTCGGTCGCAGCGCGTAATGCGTTGCCAGAAATTAACCCACCTCTAGCAGCCGCTGAAGCGTTCAAACCTTTCATACCTTCATTAAATCGAAACGCATAGCCTGGGTCAGCAGAATAATTAAACGCGTCTGGGGTGTATGGTGTTTGCGCGGATAACCTATTCGCCGCGCCTACACCAATGTCGTAAAATGGTTTATTTAACTCAATCTGACGACCCAATGCGTCTTGTTGAACTTGTGTTGCGTCGCGCGTAGCTTGTGCTTGAGTACTAGCATTTTTACTAGATACTACCGCACCAAGCAATGCGCTACCTGCTACTGCCCCTGCTACCCATCCAGCCATTATACTTCTCCTTCAATAGCTAATTTAACATTGTTACGTGTTGTTAAGTATTTAACTCTATTTTCACCTAACCCGCAATCAGGTACAACATATAGCCTATCTTCTAACACTAAAATATCTTTGCAATTGTCGGGGTTTTCGTAAATGTCTGTCCAAACAACCTCATCTTCAAACACTCTACCTACACGTTGTTCCCCAGCACAAGCATCTAATTCACATGGAGCAGTCAATATTTTTACTTCTTCGCCAACATTAACTGCAATTGTACCCTTTTCTAACCGAATTTTGTAAGGAGTTTTATGTGCTGCCCCTGTTAATACTGTCCAAGGGGGGATTGTGATTGTTCTTTCGTACACATTGGGTAAGAATGTATGCGTAGTTACGATGTCGGCTTGATCCATTGACAACAATTCGTTTTGCAAACGAAGAATTTTGTCGGGCGTTACTTTAATGTTCGCCACACCCATACTAGCAAATAGCGGCACTTCTGGTAACAACCCTTTGCCGAATGTCATGGTTATATTCATACTATTTTGATGAAATTGGTTGTGTGGTGATAATGCGCAAGATGGTTACAATTACGCTAAGACCAATACCAACAAACATTTGTTGTACTGGTGAAATATGCAATAGAAAAACATACCCTTGCAAGATTGATAAGATTGCTAACAGTAGAGCAAATAAGACTGTGCGAGATTTTAAAAGCTGAAGTAAAGTATTGATCATGTTATGTCGCCTGTGTTTGTGCAGTTAAAATGCCATTGGTAAATGTCATGCTACCGTTGGCGCCTAAAGATGTTAATTTAGCGGTGTTAATTGTTACTGAAAGCCCACTACCTAATCCTAAATTGGTTCTTGCGTCTGACGCGGTTGCGGCGTTTGTTCCACCGTTGGCGATTGCAAGTGTGCCAGCTAGTACAATAGCGCCATTAGTAGGCGTGTTTGGGGTTAAGCCTGTTGTGCCACCACTAAAAGTTGTTACGCCGTTATTCGTGCTATTAATTGTTACTGCACCTGTGCTACCGCTAATCGTAATACCTGTGCCTGCTACGATAGAAGTAACACCAGAATTACCAATAGCTACCGCACCTGTATTACCGCTAATAGATATACCTGTGTTTGCGCTAATAGAAGTAACACCCGTGTTATTAATTTGGATCGAGCCATGCCCATTGATTACGCCGATACCTGCGCCTGGAGATAAAGTGTTTTTGTTTAAGCTATTATCGGTGCTATTACCGATTAACAGTTGCCCATCGGTGTAACTTGTTTGACCTGTACCGCCGTTAGCCGTGCTAATTCCAGCGCCAGTACCGCTACCAGTAGTTGTAAATAAGTTGTATAAAAACCGATACCATGCAGGCGTAATATCACCAGACTCTTGGTCTAGAAATGGTGTCCTAGGCGCGGGGATTTTGGTGATGTCGGAATTAGCCATTATTTACCTGTTGCGCTTACTAATAAATTAGCACCCGTAATAACTAGTTTTATAGGGTCTGTACCAGACACTTCATAGACACGATCGCGTAACTTGAGTGTCATGCCAAGCCGACGCCAAAATGCTCGATAGCCATATTGACCAATTTTACCCATCTGTGTCCAATGTTCGTTAGACCACGTATGCCCGCCGTCATCTGACCAACGCAACATCACTTGTGGGTCGCTACCTTGCCCCGCGTTAAGCCCAGCACCAGACTCACAAAGTAACTGTAAGCCATGTTGTGCAGTACGAACCATTGTGTTTGTATTCTCAGGGATTGGGCGCCATGACCGCAGCCATTTTTGTATATCGCCATTATCTTGATAAGTATCTAAATCCAATGCGTAAATGTTGCCGTTTTCATAATCGCCTACAATAATTTTATTGTTAAACGTCATTTGGCATTGCGACCTATGGCGTGTAAAGTTGCCGTTAGACCACCCTGCACGTTCATGCCATGCACCTGTCGATACATCGTAAGCCCATGTCTTGCCAGCAGTCGGAAACGCTATCACATAGAACGCATGACCTTCTTGCTGGTAAGTGTAGCCAACAGCATCAGAAACGTCGCCGTAGCCTTGAATAGCGTATTCTACGGCATGGGTCGAGATGCGTTTGCCTGTGTAGCCTTGGTTACGATAAATGATGCCATAACCCCTTGGATCAGCACCGAGCCAAAATAAACTGTTGTCCAACTTGCAGATAGATGACTTAGCAATACATCCAATCTCGTTGTAAGCACCTTGAATCGGTGCTAATGGAAACGGTACAGTTGCAGCGTCGTACCAAACCTCAATAGTGCCAGTACCAAATACCCATGTTTCACGATTATTAGTTACAACGGCGACTACATTATCGGGTGAACTTTCGGCAGCTGCAAACGCTAATGGGTCGGTAATTGTGCCGTCAAAAATATTCGTAACCCAAAGGATTTGTGAGTTGGGTTGATTGTAAACAAAATAGCCATCAATGTAAGAAATGGTACTTGCGCCTGCTGGCGTAGTGGCTTGAACAAAAGTGTTAGCTGTTTCGTTGTAAATAAACAAGTCGGGGTCACAAGCAATGGCAATTTGCGTGCCATTGTCAGAAATTGAAACTGGGCCTGTGCCTGTGATATTGCCTAATTTAGTAGCTGTGTAATCAGGCAAAATCTTATAAAACTCGGTGCCAGACGCCACATATGCGTCTACCCCATTGGTTTGATGTGTCCATAACCCACGAATAGGGCCTGTGCCAATAGTTGCTAAATTAAGAAGCCCAGGTGTTCTATTAAGAAATCCACCTGTCAAACCGCCTTCTGGTACGGCTTCTGGGAATAAGTTGACCATCCTATTGTCGGCGGCATTAACGGATCGCGCAACGTAGGATTGTCCTAGTATTGGTGTAAGCATTAATAATTACCAGCAAAGATATTAAACCGCTGACGTGTGCCAACAATACTGTATGGCAATGCCATAATATCGTCAGGATTGTTTTGACGTTTTAAGTCACGCTTCGATGTCATTGCAATGCGTGCAACTGTCGGTGGTGGCTCAACCCCAAACTCAGGCGCAATTTCACACGCTAAACTATATCTAAACGCTCTTAAATAACCCGGTGGCATATAAATGTCAGTTGACAAAGTTGCAGGTTGACTCAATTCATCTACCGAAATAATGTGCCACTCCAATACCTTGGTGGGTACAGGGTAGACAGTCATGGTAATGTTCGGAAACTCCATGTTGACCCACATCACTTGTGGATAAGTAGAAGTTACTGTTTTGACAGCAATACCATCATACTGCTGTTGATTAATTAATTTGATGCCGTATGAGATGTTATTCGCAGGGTCACGAAAGTAAGTTGAATCATCAATTGCTATAGGGCGCACACCAACAAGCGTACCAGTAGGCCCAAGCGTTTGCGTTCTTACG